CTTCTTCCATCCTTAATTCCTAAACCTATATTATCAGGTTTTGGGATTATTTGTTCATCAGACTTACTACTTATACCTGCTCCAAACTGGATATCCATACTGTTATCTGAATTTACTCTAGATATAAATCTTTTTGATGATCTTTTTAATTTTAAAAGGTAAGGAGTTTGGTTATTATATTGATGAAGTTTAGGATCATTAGCTGCTAGATTTTGAACTTCTTCAAAATAAGTATCTTGAGCTAAATAAGGTACTTCAGTCCATACATTTCCCTCAGCATCAGTAATAGATTCTATTGATACTATGTTTTTATCAAATAAAGTAATAGTTTTAAATTTTTCAGAACTACCTATACTAAATGTTTGAGATTTTGATTCTCCTGATATTGAAGGAACTGATTTCTTTAGTAAATAATATTCTGGGTTAGAATTACTATCATATTGATATATACTTACTATTGTAGGTTCAAAAGAGGATGAATATCCAAACCTTGCATCTTTTGTTGTATAAAAGGTTGTACCTTCAGTAGATCCAAATAAAGAATTTTTATTTACAGTTAAAGCATAATCATAATCAGGTTCATAATTATTACTAGGTTTAGAAGGAACCAATTGAGTTATATCTAAATTAGCACTAGCTGCTGTAGTTGTTTTAGGTCTATATCCCATAGCATAAGCTAGATTATATAAATTTTCTCTATCTTGAGCTAAAGATAAAAATGATTCTCTTAATTGTGTGTCTGTATAGAAAGATAAAACATCTCCTACATAAGCAGCCATTTCTAAAAACATCATGCCTGGATTTCCCTCACTAAAATCATTAAAATTATCAGGAAAATAAACTTTTGTAAATTCTATTAATTGGTTTTTAAAGCTGTTAAAGTCTTTACTTAAATACTTTACATCTTTATCTTGAGTTTTATTTGATACTTTTGAATACGCCATTAGTCTCTAAAATTTAATTGTAATTGTTCTAAAGAATTATCTAAATCCCAAGAATAAGCTATACTAAGAAATACTGTATGTCTATCTTCTGATAAACCTGTTGATACATTTTGAAGAGATACATTAGGAATAAATTCATCTATTTGGGTTTGAATTTTTTGTTGAAGTGATTCTAGATCTATATCTTGTTCAAACAAGAGATTTTTTAACCCTAACCCAAATTCAGGTTGATTAACTCTTTCTCCAGGATATGTTAATAAAAGATTTATTAAATTAGATTTTGTTTGTTCTTTAACAGTTTGGGTGCCCTGAAACATATTTGTTTCATCTAAAGGAAAAGCAACCCCTATCGTAACATTTTTATTAAGATCTAAAGGGTTAATTCTTTTATTTCCTTGTATTATAGGCATTATGGTCTATGGTTTTTTTTATTATCTATTGCTTTCATTAATTCACTATAATCCCTTGTCATTGCATTAGCTACAGGTTCTGGTATGCCTGCAGTATCTATAGAGGGAGTAAATGATTCGGATAAACTTGCGGGGGACATATTACCTCCCTCTATGTTTGTGTCTCCTTGTGCCGTTTCATTTAAAAGATCATTTAATGTAGTGTTATTTGCAAAATCTCTTCTTTTTTGTTTTTTCATAGGTGAAGTACCCATAATTTGTGTTTTAAGAGAACTATTATGCTTTGTTTCAATAGGTTTAGAGTTTTCTATAAGTGTAGGTTTAATTTCATCTCTTAAATCTTCTTTAAGTGATTTTATTTCTCTACGTAAGGCATAATCAATTTCTTCTCTAACTACTTTTCTTAATAGATTTTCAAATGTTTTTGCTTTCATTGTTATTATCGTTTATTATAAATATAAATTTTATTTGTTTCTTATTATTTTTTTTATTGTTTTTAACCATCATTGTTATAAGGAATAGGCCTTGAAACAATACCCCCAAGTCCCCCCGGAGGAGATACAGGAGATCCAGGATTTATTTTTTTAACACTAGTATATTTAATGTCTCCTATTTTATTTTTTATCTTTTGAAAATCCTCACCTAATACAAATACTCTTCTTATTGCTATTTGATCTCCTTGAAGAGTTAAATTATTTAATAGATTTTCATATTCTGTTTCAAATTGTAATATTATATCTTCTACTGTAAGAGGTGTAGGTACTAAAGGAGGTTCTGCTTCACTTCCTGGAGGGTTATTTTGATCTAAAAAGTCATTACATTTACTCTCAAAAGAAGTTTCTAAATATATAATATATAGTCTTAATTGGTTAATTCTTTCTTTCCCTTCATTAACATAACCTTGTATTTCTAGGATATTATCAGCTATTCCCATAGCTTGGTTTTTATACTGTTCGATAAGTCTGGGTACAGTATTAAATAAGTTTACATATTCATTTATTGTTGCTTTAGCATCATTAAGACCATTAGTTGTTTGAGATATTATTGCTCCATTTGCTGCGGGTCCAGATGATGCTGCTAAAATTTTAGGAGCTATTATTATTATTTTTTGTAAAACATCTAGTATAGGTTGTATTGCTTCTATTATTTTGTCTATTTTTTCTATAGGGTTAAATCCTACTTCTTCCATAACATCTTCAGCAGTTGGTGGGGCAGGAATTTTATCTGTAAGGAATCTAATTTTTTCTGCTAGTTTTTCGATTGTATCTGATACCTTTATAACTACTTCTTCTATATCATCTAGAAATTTTTTTATCATTTCTGCCTTTTCATGAAGTTTATCTCTACCTTCAGGACTACATGTATTACTATCTATAGTAGATTCTAACATTTTTCTAACTTCTTCGGGATCTTGAAGTTTTTCTATATATTCCATTAATTTTTTTTCTCCCTCTTCTCTTACTTTTTGTTTAACTATAGGAAGTATTCTACTAACACTTACTCTAAGTATATTTCTTATTCCTTGTGTAGACATATTATACTAATTTTACTTTTCTACTTCTTATACTTGTTAATCTATTTCTTATTTGTTTAATTTCTTCAAACCTATCAAATAAAATACCAAAATTATCAGGATTCATTCCTGTAGGGGTTTCATGTCTTGTAACTATATGAGATATGTTAAAACAAGCATCTATTACAAATCCTTCTAAAAAATCACACAAATCATCTAATACAGCTTCTAATTTTTGACTTAAAACAGCATTTTGTGTTGCTAAGTTTCCTTTAGTTAAATTAGATAGTCCTAAATATATTTCAGGGGCATTTACTATAAATTTAGCATTTTTTGATACTGTATCAAAATGAAAATTTCCATTTGTAGAAAAGCCTATAGCTTTATCAGAATATAAAAGTATAGCATCCTTTTTAGCATTAAATATTAATCTATCTGAATTAACTATTACTTGATTTCCTTGAAACGTATTTGGACTTTCTGGTATAAATGACATATTATTTAATATTGTGAGTTAAATTCAAAATCAAACCTATCTATATGAGGTATATTATGGGTAAAATTACCTATATGGTAAGTTTCTGTATTTTTATACCTTGTATGTGTTTGTGGATCTTTTGATGAAATTGAGTTTTTATTATAATTATTTCCCTCTATGTAAGATATATGAACCCAAGAAAATTCTTTATCAGGAGCTGCTGTACTGTATGATCCTTTTTCAGGGTATTCTAATATTAATTGGTTGTATTTAGGAATGTTTGCACGACACCAGTTAAATAAAGTTAAAGATTCAACTCCATTCCTAAGAACTATATCTGCTGCATAACCATAACAATGTTGACTATTCATTACTCCCCCTAACAATTGGTTTACTTCCATATTTCTATAAACAGATGTTAGTCCTAAATTACCCCCATATTTTCTGTAAAGAGGATTTATACAATATCTAAATAAATTATGTAGGTTAAGAATTATTTTATCTTTTTTTAATTTAATGTCTTTATAATCAAAATAGTCAGACCCAGGAACATTATCTATTTCATTTAACTGTGCTATAGGAGAATAGATACAATGGTTTAAGGAAAAATATCCTTGTTGGTGTGATGAATTATATAATATATCTGTCATATTTTATTATGTATTACTGTCTTCTTGTCCCATTAACATCTCTCCTTCACCAGGTTTTAAAAGATTACCTTTCCATGTGTTTAAAGTAAATACATCTCCTACTCTCATTAATTGAATTTCTGTAGGAGCTATATCATAGTCTGCTACATCCATTGAATGGATGTTTTTTAATGCTAGAGTATTTTGAATACCTTTAGCAGGGATTCTTGGTGGTGAAGATAATATGATATCTTCTTTAGTATCTTTATATAGAGGTTTGTCTGATATTTTTAATTCCCTTTTAATCATTTATCATGTGTTTATAAGATGCAGGATGTTCTTCAGGAGATACACCTGCCTTTTTAAAATTACTTATTTGTTGATCTGCACATAGATAAATACTTGAATTATCTTCATTTATGTCTTCTACTATAGAAGTATATTCATCTGAAAAACCCTCTGTACTTCCAGATTGACCATTTCTTATAATAAGAATAGGATTTTCTGGGGCTCCCGCATTACTCCAAGGATTAGGAGAGGATGATGTTGTAGCTGTTGATCCAAATCTAATAGAATTACCATATCTTCCCTCATATATTATATCACCCCCATAAGGATGTAAAGGTTTTACATTTTTTACTTCAGTAAAATGAGGATCTAACCCTGTATTTGAGTTAGCTTCCATTTCTTCTTCAGTTTTACTATTAGGTTGAGCACTATTGTTTGCATTAAATTTACGCAAATTAATAGGAGGAAGATAATAATGGCTAGTTTTATCATCATTATTAAAGGGGTTCATACTAGTATTACTATTACCTGCTATCACATGTACTAATTCATTAACAGAAGGAATGTAAGTAATGTTTGAAAATAAAGGTTTAGCATTAGTTAAATTTCCAGTATTTTGATTTTTTTGATCATATATATCTCTATATTTAATAGTACCTATTTGGTCAGCAGATCCTGTCATAATGACCTCATGTACTCTTACTATTTTTAATATGCTATACATCTTCGGGAGATTTTATCTGTTTTGGTTTTTCTACTGTTTTTGATATTTCTTCAGCTACATCTTGCAACTGTTGCATTTCTTCTTCTGTTAACAACCCAGCATCACCACTAGAAGAAGCTCCTGTAGATAAGCGCTGTACTATAGCAGCCATTTTTATTAATTGATCATCGTTTTTTACACTAATTTCCATGTATTCTTTAATTAGGGGGACTACTACAGTAGCGTCTCCTAAAGAAGTAATAAGAGGGCGTAATTCAGCTATTAGTGAAGCTAGTTGTTTTGATTTTTTGCTTTGGTTTTTATGAATTTCTTTTAATAAATCAGAAAATGATTTATCGTCGAATATTATTTGATTTAATGAGTCCATAATTATATGTTTATTATAAATATGGAAAATTTTAAATTTTTACATATCCCGTATCAGTATATTCTAAATATAACTTTTTATAAAGTTTTTTTAATATTTTTGTTACTTTTGTAATAACAGGAGTATCTACAGAAGTCATTTCACGAATATAAATGTAAAGTGCTTTTTTATTAAAAATTTCTAAATTTTCTCTACGCTTAAAAAGTATATTAATAGCATCACATACTTTTCTATCATTATCTTTTTTAAATAAAGTAAATATATGTTTATCTATATATAAAGTAAAATAATCTATAAAATCTTTTAATTCTTTTTTTCTATCATCTCTTCCTAATTCATGAATTACTCCTTCATCTTCATCAGCAGCTAATACGGGAGCAGTTATTTTCTTTTTTTTGTAGTTATTATTATTATATAAAATAAGATAGTTTTTACCTACAATAGAAAAATAACTAAAAGCTTTTGTTCCCTTTTCTGGTTTAAAATAGTCTAACTTTTCTAATAAAAAACAAATTACTTCGTGTTTTAAATCTTCTAAATTATCTACTTCTGTATAGTAAAATTTAAATGTATGGATTAAATTTTCTGCTAGTTTATAAAAAGGATAATGTAAATAATGTTTAAATATAGAATCTCTTTTTGCTTGGTCAGAAGAGTTTAAATACTCTTTTATAGCTAAGTCAGTATCTTCAGTAAAATACTGTTTTTTAGTTTTTTTTCTTCCTCTTTTATTAGAAGTAGGAACATAATTGTCTATATATGCAGGTCTTTTAGGGATTCTATTTGACATAAAAATTTTAATTTAAAGTAAATTCATTTAAAGCTTCTTGGATTTTTTTAATTTCTTTAAAAAACCACCCTATTTCATCATCAGCATAAAATATTCCTTTACTATCTATTTGTTTTAATCTCATATCACAAGCATTAATAGCATCACTTTGTTTTGCTATAAAATCTTCTAATTTTTCATTCTTTTTTAATAAATTAAAAAGAGCAAATCCTAAAGAAGTTGTAATTATTGTAAGTATTATTGTTGCTATTATCCATCCCATAGTTTAGTCTTTAAAAAATGAATCTATAACATCTAAAGTAGCATTTGATAGATTCGGATTATTTTTTGTATTTATTTTTTTAGCGTTTCTAATAGTTTTGTCTCCTTTAGAACCATTTCTAGGTTTTGATTGTTTAGGGACAGCGTCTGTTGCATTATTCCATATTTCATATTCAATTTGAGCTGCCATATGGTCTGCTTGGTGCATAAGTAAAGGTAAATGTGATCTTAATTTAGTTTCTTTCATACCTGACATAAAGTAAAATTTATTACTTTCATCATATAAACCATCATGTATTTTAATACCAATAAATTCAT